ATGGGACGCGCAAGTCGCTCGAAGCCACAAAGGGCAGGGCTCAATTCGGAGCAAATAACCGCGATCTGCATCGCCGCACGCACGTGCCGGCTCGAGGCAAAGCGCGACCGGCGGATCGACGAGCTGCTCGTCGCCGCGAAGGCCGTCGCCGACGCGAATCTCTTTTTCGACGGTGATAAAGGCGCGCTCGTCTGCGTCGAGTGCGAAGTCTCGCAACTGCGGCAGCCGCTCGGCCATGCGCGGCCGTTTCCGCACGCCGATACCTGCCGCACTGGCGCCGCGCATCGTGCCGTCGAAGCGCTCGTCGGGATGTCGGAGATCTGGCCGCCGGTGATCGGCTTCGAGCCGTTCGTCTTTAACCAGGTGAAAGGCGGCCGCCGATGACTGAGCAGCATCGCATCGCCGGCGCGCGTAAATACGCCGAGTCGCTGCTGCGCGAGCTATCAGAGCTCGAGAGTCTGCGCGGCGCGAAAGATCCCATTCACTCGCATTCAACTGCGGCCGGCGCGCTCGCTCTCTGCGACGACGTTCGGCTGCTGTTGCTCGATCTACGCGACGACTACCGGCGCCGCCAAGTTCGCGAGGCCGAGACGAAAAAGGCGAGCAAGCGATGACATTTCCGAACATTCCCGGCGTCTGCCGATACTGCGGCGACAAAAGCGAAGACGACGGCGGCGAGATCGACGGGGATCGCTTTCGATGGTTTGACGCTCGCCGAACCTGCTGCTCGCGATGGGAGTGTCAAAAAGCCTTCGTGAAGCTGGTCAAGGACAACAAATCGACGCAAGCGCGCATGAATCGCAGACGCACGCCGGCCGAGATCGAGGATCTGCGCAAACAAGAACGCGCGGCCAAACGGAAGCGCAATCGCGCGACGCTCACTGTGCGCGGATTACTGAAGGGGGATGCATGAGAAGTGCGGACGATTTTAACGAGCGGCGCCAGTTTGCGCGCCGGCGCCAGGTCTGGCCGTGGGTCGTCGTCGCGATCGGCGTCGAGTACCTGCTGCTTTGGGCGTTTCGCTCGTTCTTTATCGAGCTCGGCCGGACGTGGTTTGGGGGCGCCAGGTGATCGAGAAAAGAATCGAGCGGAAGCTGCGCTGCGAGCTGACCGAAGACGAGCTGAAGATCCGCGCGGCGTCACTGGCCGACACGGTGCGAACGATGCGCGAGACGCAGCGCGCGCGCAAAGAAAACGCGAAGCAGTTCGGGGATCTGATCGCAGGGATCGAGGAGAGACAGCGCGAGCTGTCGGATGCGATCGAGACCGGGATCGAAGAGCGGCTCGTCGCCTGCGTCGTGCGTCTTCATCATCCGAACGTAGCGACGAAGACGATCATCCGGCTCGATACCGGCGAGCTCCTCGAAGAGTGCGCGATGACGGCCGAAGAGTGTCAAACGCGCATGTTTCCCGCGATGCCGGCCGCGATGCCGGAACTGATCGAGAATCCGACGCTGGCAGAGCTCGAGGAGTCCCATACCGACGGAACGGATGCGATCGCGAGGGACGAGCACGAGGCGGCCGACTGATGAGCTGCGCGGATGGGATGGGGGCGTCTCTCCGCACCGGGCCGACGGGTAACGGCAAGCCTGCCGGCGCAATTCTCGGCGGCCAGATGTACGACGTGAGCGACTCGCAGATCCGGAGTCTGCTCGCGAATCGTGAGCTGCTGCGGCGAGCTCTCTCGATCGCCGCGCTCGAGGCCGCCAAAGGCGACGAGGCCGGCGCCGTCTGCCGGGTGATTTGTTGGATCTCAGACGCCGACGAGCAGATTCGAAGGGGTGCGAAGTGATCAACGCAGAGAAAGCTCTCGGCGCGAAGATCGAGCCGCCTATCGCGGCGTCAGTGGCCGCCGGCGGCGTGCAACTCGATCTCTTCTTTTAATTCGTTTCTTTCGTTGTTTCAACGTTGGTTGTCTGCAGGAAAGAGGGTAAGCAAATGAGCTGGAGAGCTTCGGCATACGTAAAGGAACTGATCGTATGCCCAAACGGCGATCAGATCTCGCGAAGCGAGAAGATGGTCGCGCTGATCCTGGCCGATTCGCATCAAGACGGGGTCGGCCGTTACACGTTTCCGAGCGTGCCGACGCTGGCCTATTACGCGCTGATGGACGTGAGTACGTGCCGGCGCGCGCTCGAAGGCCTCGAGCAAAAGGGCGTGATCTCGCGCACGCGCGGCGATCGCCAGGGCCGCGGCCAGGTCACGTTTTACAGGTTCGTCGAGCTCGACGAGCCGGCAGTATCAGCAGAAAAAGGGCGGCAAAATGACTCCCTTTTTTTTGACAAAAACGATGCAAAAGGGGTGCAAAAGGGCGGCATTTCTCGGGATGCATATAGGAGGAACGAGAACGCTAACGAGAACAAAAAACCTAACCCCCCTAACCCCCCTGTCGGGGGGAGTGCGCGTTTTGAGAGTCGCGACGCGCTGCCGATCGACGACGAACAGCGAAAAGCAGCAGAGCGAATCCTCGAGCAGATCTGCAACGCGCTCGGGATCGTACGCCGACGAGTGCGACGAGAGATCCTCGAGGCGATCGAGCTCGAGATGACAAAGGGTGACTGGCCGACGATCGGCACGCGAATGATCGCGGCCTATCGCGAGCTGACTGCAAACGCGCATCTGCTGCGCTGCGCTGCGCCAGGTCCGGCGAAGTTTTTCGCGCTCGGCACCTGGAAAGATTCGCGGGCCTGGCCTTGGGACGAACAGAAGCTCGAGCGGCAATCGGCTGCGAGCGTGGGGGCGAGACGATGACGAGATTTTTTGTAATTGCGAGCACGACACGCGGCGTGATCGAGCCGGCAGAGATCCTCGAAGACGCAGATCAGTACCGCGCGCTTTATCAGCTCGAGCGCGACCAGGTGACGCCGGCGAAGTATGGCGATACCACGGTCCTATGGGATCGCAAAGGGCAGCCGTTTGTCGACTTGCGCGCGACGAACGAGCAAAAACGGAAAAGGTCGATCGGCGATCTCGTGCCGCGGGTCGATCCAAGAGTTCGCGCGGAGATCGTTCGATAGGAGCTGACGAGATGGCGAGAAAAAGACGAACGGCGGAAGAGGATCAATTTAACGCAGTCGTCGGAGCGATGCTCGAGCGCGCGCGTCGCGAGCGAAAGGTTTCGCTCTCGGAGCTGGCGAAAGAGCTCGGCGTTAGCGTGAAGCAGGTTCACTTTTGGGAGATCGGCGAGAACCGGCTTCCGATGTTTCAGATCTACAGAATCAGCCGCTTTCTCAAGGTTCCGGTTACTTCACTGCTGCCGATGGTAAATGTAACTACAAATCCGGAAAATCGCTGCGCAGTGCTGCGAAAGAGCTGCTAATTTCAAATTCGACATCTTTCCCGAAGAGCTAATCGGGCGGTGCGCGTGCTGATCATCGCGGGAGTGCAAAAGACATGCAGAACTGTCTTTGCACTCCTTTTTTATTGGCCGAAACATCTGAGGGACTCGAGAATGCGATCGCGCAAAACGCTGATGCTGTACGGGGCGAATACGACGCTCGGATGGCGCGTCGTGCGGATGATCTCGCCGGAAGAAGGCGAGCGGCGCGAAGCGACCGGATCCTACCGGCGCGTTTACGACGGCATGACGAACGCGCTGCTCGGTTTTCAGATCGTCGGCGTGGATATTCAGCGCGGCGACGAGGATCTGCCGACGCGTCGATCGTCGCATTCGATCTCGTCTGGAGAGAACCGGACGAACGCCGGCCTCGACGGAAAGTCGCACACTTTCGGCCTGGCCGAAGATCTGCGGCTCGAGCGGAAAGTTCCGGAGGATCACGTCGAGCGCGTGCAGGAAAAAGTTCGCGTTTATCCGCTGCTTCGCGATAAGGCGTCGATCGTGCGTCGCGTCGCGGCCGAGAGCTGCGGCCAGGGGATCGTCTACGTCGGCGGCGGCACGCCGGCCGGCTGCAATCTGCGCGAAGAGCTGCAGCTTCGTAACGGCGACGAGCAGCTCGAGGAGCTCGTCGCGCTTTCTGAAAAGGCTTGCGCCTAAAACCAGGTCAATCAGCGGGGGAACTGATGGATCCAGCATGGGTGACAGCCGGCGTCGGCGTGATCGCGATCGTCGTAACAATGGCGGCCGGCGTTCGCAATTCTGGCGCACGCGAGCAGCAGTTGCAGGCGCACGAGACGAGGCTTAACAAGCACAGTGCAGAGCTCGACGATCTGCGCAAAGGCCAGGCCGCGCACGGCGAGCGGATCGCCGCGGTCGAAGCGCGCCAGGGGGCAAAGTAATGCAGCTGACAGAGCATTTCTCGCTCGAAGAGCTTACTTTCAGCTCGACGGCATTCGCGCGCGGCATCGATAACACGCCGGCGCAGGTGATCGTCGAGCACTTGCGCGTTCTGGCGCAGGGTCTCGAGCAGGTTCGCGCGATTCTCGGCAAGCCGATGCACGTCGACAGCGGTTTTCGCTGCGCAGAGCTGAATGCGCTCGTGCGCGGCGTACCGACGTCTGCGCATCTTTCAGGCTTCGCCGCGGACTTCGTTTGTCCGGCGTACGGCGCGCCGATCGAGATCGTGAAAAAGCTGACGTCGCCGCCGAGTGTGATCGAGTTCGATCAGCTCATCCAAGAAGGCACTTGGGTTCACATCTCTTTCGCGCCGACGATGCGGAACGAAGTTTTAACCGCACATTTTCACGGCGGCAATGCGACTTACAGTCGCGGCCTTTAAACATAGATATTCCATAAACACGACGCAGTAAGCGCGGCGAGCTCGGGGGAAGGATCCTCGAGCTCGTCGCGTATTTGAACGAGAAACGAGGCTTTATGAACTGGAAAAACATCATCGATCATCCGAAGACGACGGTCGTCGGATTTCTGATCGCGGTCGTGATCGCGGCGCCGATTCTCGAGAAGTTCGATTTCGCGCACGCATCGATCGCGAGTGTGTGCGGTCTGATCGGCGCAGTTGCGACTGCGCTGCTCGGCGCGTTTCTGCAGGATCCAAAGTCGAAGGCACCGCTCGCCGTGCTGATCTTCGTTCTGATGTTTGCGCCGGCAGTCTTCGCGCAGCAGGCGGATCCGACGCAGCCGTCGGCGGCCGGCATTTCGTTCTCGACGTCGTCTGAAGCAGTCGCTTTCTATTCAAAAGGCGTCTGGACTGCAGGCAATGACACGACCGAAGTGCTCTCGGTCGCGAGCGTCGGCAAGCATAAGACAAACGACATCTCGGTAATCGGGAAAGAGATCATCGCATCGGATTTTACGTCGTATCTCGGCGGCTTCCGATATGAGCCGGATCTTTCCGGATTCCTGGCAAAGACCCAGATTCCGGTCGCATCGTTTCGAGTCTTTGTCGACGCAAGCGTCGGGACGTCGATGCTGCCGGCGAATACAAGCGCGGTTACTTGGCTCGCCGGCGGCGGCGCGCGTTACGCGCTCAATAGTTCGGGCTCGCTGCAGTGGACGACGATCACTGCGAATTACATGCGGGTCGGCAACGAGAACGTAACGAAGATCTCGACGGGTCTGCAGTACTTCTTTCATAAGGCCTCGTGATGCGGTTTCGGCTTTTCATTGTCGGCGTCGTCGTGATTGTCTTCGGGATTCCTGCAGCTCTGCTCGGCCTGGCCGTTTGGGGATGCTTCGGTCTGACGCATCACGCGATCGTCGCGATCGACAAGATCGGCGACGCCGGCGTGCAGCTCGGCCGAGCTGGCGATACGATGACGGCCGCGGCGGCTCGCATCAATGGGAAGCACGGCACGATCGCGATGCTCGACGAGGATCTCGGCGCGACGAAGTCGCTGATCGTTCACGCCGATCTAGTCGCACGGCATGAGCAGCAGCAGCTCTCAAAGTGGGACGCGCGCGGCGCCGAGCTTTACGCGAACGTAAACGGCAGCGTTACAGATCTGCGATCGACAATCACGAAGGCCGGCGCGACAGAAGATGCGGCGACCAGGTTCGTCGATACGCTGCGCGCTGCAGCAGCTGACAAAACGAACGGGCTCGGCGCCGTGCTGGCGAATGTAAACGGCGGCGTCGCAGACGTTCGATCAATGGCAGGCGACGGTCGACGTATTACGAAGGCGACGGCCGGCGCGATGGAGCACGTCGAAGCGATCACGGCCGACGGTCATAAGGTCGCCGATCACTACGAAAAAGCGATCGACACAAAGTCGCCTTGGTATATGCGCGTGCTGCCAGGTTGGCTGCAAGAGGCGGCGAAGGTTGCGGTCGAGTACGAAGCGACGCACTGATGCCATACACGCCGAAAGTAGTCTGCAGGGGCGGATGCGGTCGACCAGTTGTTAGCGGTTACTGCGAGGTCTGCAGATCGAAAGGCCGACCAGGTCTCGAGCGGAAGTCGTCGGCGAAGCGCGGTTACGGTCGACGCTGGCGTCGTTATCGGGATGCTTTTCTCGAGACGCATCGGCTCTGCACTGGCATCGTAAGGCTCGCAGATGGCCGGCAGATCACGAGGCACGTCGGGATCGTGATACTCGCGACGGATGTCGATCACGTGATCGCAGTCGAAGGCGAGACGGATCCGCTCTTTTACGTCGAAGAGAATCACCAGGCGTTATGTCACGAGTGCCACAGCTTTAAGACTGCACTCGAGAACGGCGCCTTCGGCAACGCGAAAGCATTCGCGCGCTAGAGGGGATATGGGGGTCTGAAAGTTTTTGGGCAAGGTCTGAAGACCGTGGCCTAGCACCGTTCACGTATCCACAAAATCAAGGTTTTCGCAGTTAGCAAGCAAAGGTTAGCGATCGGCGAATCGGCTGATTGTATGAGGTTTCTCGGCTCAGAAATGGCGCCAGGCGCGCGCCGCGGGGCCCTTCTCGAGTCGCGAAAGGTCCGGACATCACGAAATGGGAAGGCCGCCGAAGCCGACGAATCTGCTCGAGCTTACGGGAGCATTCCGCAAAAATCCCGGCCGGCGCAAAGCGCGCGAGCAGGAACCGCAGCCGCCGGCGATCGCGCTCGAGATGCCGGCCAGGTTTCAGATCTTCCATCCGGACATCGGTTTTCAAGACGCCGAGAAGATGCGCGGCTATTGGAACAAATGTCTCGAGATGTGGCCGTGGCTCACATTCAGCGATTCAGACGCGCTCGAGTTTTACTGCGATCTGAAACTGAAGGTCGCGAAAGGGAAGGCCGACGGGACCGAGAAAAACCTGATCGCGAAGATGATCTCGGAATTTGGCGGCACTGGCGCCGGCCGCGCAAAGCTCGGCGTGCAGGCCGCAAAGCTCGGCGGCGCACCGAAGGCCGCCGCGGCGCCGGCGGATCCGCGCGCTGCATTCCTGGCGCGCCGAAAGTTTGGTTAATTCATGGGTCGCGAACGCACGGTCGCCGAGAAATACATCGCCGACGTGCTCGCCGGCCGGATCCCGGTCTCGAAGCTCGTTCGGCTGCAGATCGAGCGGCACGTTCGGGATCTGAAAGAGGGAAAAAGCCGCGGCCTCTTTTTCGATCGCGAGGCCGCGCAGGACGTAATCGATTATTTTCCGCTTTTCTGCTGCGGCGTCGACGGCGATTACTTCGGGAAGCCGCTCGAGCTCGATCCGGCCTGGCAGGCTCTGCTTTGGATCCTGTACGGGTGGAAACGGAAAGACGAAAAAGGTCGCACGCGCCGGCGTTTCAAGATCGCTTATTCGGAGATGGGCGCCGGGAATCTGAAGTCGCTCATTCTTTCGGGGCTCTGCCTTTACGAGCTGCACGCGTTCGGCGCTCTCGGCGCGCAGGTGTACGCCGCGGCGACCGATCGCAAAACCGCGCGGCGCGTCTTCGACACTGCGTCGACAATGGCGCAGCAGTCGGATTACCTGCGCGATAACCTGCTGATCGGAAAAGAGGCGATCGCGGATCCCGCGACGGGCTCGAAGTTTGAACCGTGCGCGGCCGAAGATCAGAACCTGCAAGGCCTGCGGCCTTCGTTCGTTTGTATCGACGAGCTTCACGCGCACGCGTCGGCCGGCGTCTGGAATGCGTTTTACTCGCGTCTCGGTAAAACGGATCAGCCGCTGATGTTTGCGATTACAAATTCCGGCATGGACCGGAATTCGGTTTGCTACAAGCAGCGCGAGTACTCCGAGAAGGTGCTCGAGGGGATCATTCCCGACGATACCTGGTTTGCGTGGATCTGCGGCCTCGACGCCGCCGACATCGAAGCGGAAGACGGTTGGGAAAACGAGACGAACTGGCCGAAGGCTAATCCCTGTTGGGGAACGGCCATCCGGCTCTCGGAGATGCGAGAGCAGGCGACGAAGGCGAAGGGGGATCCGAGTTCTCTCAATACGTTCTTGCGTTTTCGGCTCTGCGTCTGGACGACTTCGTTCTCGGCGTGGATGCCGATCGACAAATGGGATCTCGGCCGGCGGCCGCTCGAGAGTCTCGAGCTGCTGCGCGGCCGGCGATGCCGCGGCGGCCTAGATCTCTCGACGACGACCGACGTCTCGGCCTTCGTGCTGCTCTTCGATCCGACGGCCGACGATCCGTTTTATCGCGTGCTGCCGTTTTTCTTTCTGCCGAAAGATAACATCGCCTTCCGAGTGCGGCGCGATCGCGTGCCGTACGACGTATGGGCTCGCGAAGGGATTTTTAACTTAACGCCTGGCGGCTCGATCGATTACCGAGCTATTCGGGCGAAGATCCTCGAGCTTCGCGACGTCTTCGAGTACGACATCGCGCAGATCTACTTCGATCGCTGGAATTCGAGCGACATCGTTACGAATCTCGGCGAGGACGGCTTCGAGATGGTTCGCGTCGGCCAGGGCTTCGCCGGCATGGCCTATCCGACGAAACGTCTGCTCGAGCTCGTGCTCGGCGGCGAGATCGCGCACGACGGAAACAAAGTGCTTCGATGGATGGCTTCGAACGTAATCGTGCAGCAGGATCCGGCCGGCAACTCGAAGCCGGATAAAAAACGGAGTCGCGAAAAGATCGACGGAATTGTCGCTCTGATCATGGCCGTTACCGGCATGATGGGCGCCGTCGACAATTCGCCGGCGATCGATTTCGCAGGTTAACCGAAGACGGGAAAACAGAACATGCGAATTCAGTTTTACAGCGAACCGATTACTCTCGGCCTGGCCGAGCTGCGGTCGAATCCGCTCGAGAATCCCGGCGTGCCGCTCTCTTCGCCGGCTCTCTGGCAATGGCTCACAGGCGGCGAGCCGACGGCTTCCGGCGAGACCGTAAACGAGACGAACGCGCTCAAGATTATTACGGTTTATCGCTGCGTTCGTTACATCGCCGAAGCGATCGCGTCGCTTCCGTTCGAAGTTTGGGAGCACTCGACGAACGGTCGCGAGAAGGCCGTTAATCACGATCTTTTTTATCTGATGACGGTCGAGCCGAATCCGGAAATGTCGGCCTTCACGTTTAAAGAGAACTTCGCCGGCTGCCTGGCGCTCACTGGCAACGCGTACGCGCAGATCGAGCGTAATCGCTGGCAGGATGTCGTCGCGCTCTGGCCGTTACATCCGCACAAAACGCGCGCGGTCCGCGACGGTAATCAGCTCTATTACGAGACGACCGACGGCGAGACGAGCGGTAAAGCGCGGCGGATCGCGCCGGCCGACGTTCTGCACTGTCCGCTTTTTTCCTTCGACGGGATCGCCGGCCTTTCGCCGATCGGCCTGGCGCGCGAGGGGCTCGGCCTGGCGAAAGCGACCGAGAAGTTCGGCGCGCGTTTCTTCGGCAATGGTTCGCGGCCTGGCGGCGTGATTTTTAACAAGGGGCCGAAGCCGGATCCGAAGACGCGGAAAGAGATCGTCGAGTCGTGGAATACCGAGCACGGCGGCGGCCGTCAAGGTTCGATGGCTTTCATGTGGGGCGGCGAGTGGGATTACAAGCAGGTCGGGCTCTCGCCGGAAGATTCGCAATTTCTCGAGACGCGCAAATTCGAGCGCGCCGAGATCGCGGCCGGCATCTTCGGCGTGCCGCCGCACGTCGTCGGAGATACGTCGCGGATGAGTGGCAATAACGCAGAGCAGGAAGGTCTGCGCGTCGTGACCGATACTTTCCGGCCTTACCTGGCGCGGATCGAGAACGAGTTCGATCGGAAGCTGATGCCGCGGGTCGGCCGGAAGGCGAACAAGTTCTTCGCCGGCTTCGACATCACGGAAAGATTGCGCGGCGATTTCAAGACGCAGCAGGAAGGCTTCGCGGCCGGCGTGCAGTGGGGATGGTACTCGCCGAACGATGTCCGCAAAAAACTCGGCGAGAATCCTGGTCCGAAAGAGCTCGACGTTTATCGCGTGCCGGTCAATATGCAGGCCGCGACGACGCTGCTCGAGCAGCCGGCCGAGCCGAAGCCGGCCGCCGCGGCGGATCCTGGCGCCGATCCTGGCGGGGATCCGGATGCTGCCGGCGAGCCGGGCTCGGATCCTGGCGCCGATGCCGGCCAGGCGCCGACGCCGGCTGAGCGGAAGCAGCTCGACGTCTACGTTCGGACGTACGGCGGAATCTATCGGCGTTCATTCCGGCAGCTTTGCAGGCGTGAAAAGAGGGATTTCGGCGCCATTCGCGCGACGATCGGGCCGATTCTCGAGAGCATGGCAGGCCTCGCGATCGAGATGAATTCGGCGCCGGCCGAGCTCGTCGAGCAGCTCGCCGCGGGCCTGGTCGACGACGTCGCAAAAGCGATGGAAAAACGCGCGGCAAAATGGCCGGCCGAGATCTCGATCGCGGCGGCCGACGAGCTCGCCGGGCCGGAATTTCTGAAAGCAGTTCGCTCGGTACACATCAACGCAGCACGAGACACGGTCGCGGCCAGGGCCGCGGCAGAGGTGACAGAGTGAAACAGATCGAACGGCGTCACGCGACGACAGAGTTCCGAGTTTCGGCGGCGAACGAGCCGGCGAGCATTTCCGGATATGCCGCGGTCTTCGACTCGCACAGCGAAGATCTCGGCTATTTCTGCGAGCTGCGCGAAGAGATCGATCCGCACGCCTTCGATAGCGTGATGGCCTCGAATCCCGACGTGCGCGCGTTTTTCAATCACGATCCGAATATGGTGCTCGGCCGCACGACGGCCGGAACGCTGCGGCTCTCGGTCGACGCGCGCGGCCTGCAATACGAGATCGATCCGCCGGATACGCAAGTCGCTCGCGATCTTATGGTCTCGATGCGCCGGCGCGATATTACCGGCTCGAGCTTCGGTTTCGTTTGCAAGCGCGACCAGTGGACCGACAATCCCGACGGATCCGTTACTCGCCGGATCCTCGAGTTCGATCAGCTGCTCGACGTCTCGCCGGTTACTTTCCCGGCCTATCCGGCCTCGAGCTCTGAAGCGAATTCGCTGCCGGCTTCGATGCCGGCCGAGTTCCGTTCGCGCTTCGAGAAACGGCGCGCCGCAGATCCGAAGCCGGCCGAGCCGCCGGCGCCGGCCGCGATCGACGACGGCGACGAGAACCGTAAGCTCTCGATCCGCCTGGCGCTCGAGCTGTAAAGGATCCTCGCGAAGTTCTGACTTTCGACGAAAGGGGGATGCGATGGATCTGAAGACTGCTCTGCTGATCCTGATCGGACTCGTGCGCAAGCTCGCGCAGGTCCGGCACGCCGGCGAAGCTGCCGAGCTCGTGAAAGAGCTCGACGTTCTCGAGGCCGACGCCAAGTCTGCCAAGAAGTAAAAACCCCTGACAATTTGCGCCGCTCTCTCGCCGCTCGTCGGCTGCCTTCAATGGCGCGGGGAGAGCTGCGTCGCCGCGAAGCGAATCGTCTGCGCGCGATCGCTGTCCGGCACTGCTTCAAAAAAATTCACTTCCGGAGTTTCCGAAATGACAGCACGTGAATTGCGCGAAAAGCGCAACAAAATTCTTGTCGACGCGCAGGCAATCATGCGCGGCGATAACGTGTCGGCCGAGCAACGCGCGGCCGTCGATACGATGCTCGCCGAAGCCGGCACGCTGCTGGCCGATGCGCAGCGTCTCGAGCAGATCGAGCAGCTCTCGCGCGAAGCCGAGGCCGAGCAGCGGTCGAGCGGCCGGATCCCGCGCTCGAATCCGAGCGGCCAGACCGAGCCGGCAGCCGACGCTCGTTCGTGGGAAGAGCGTCGCGCCGCAACAAACCGCGCTCTGCGCGCCGTCTTCGGCACGACCGACACGCCGGCCGCAAACGAAGCTCGCCGCCTGGCCGTCGAGTCGCGCGATCTGACCGTCGCCGCGAATGGCGGCGTGATGATCCCGGTCGGCGTGACCGATCCGCGGATCGCTCGCCAGTCGTACGGCTCGATCTATGACATCATCGGCAAGCTGCGCACCGTGACCGGCGAGGCCGTCAAGGTTCCTTACTTGAACGACACGCAGAATCTCTTCGTGCTCAACTCGGCCGGGATCACGGTCACCGATCCGGCGACCGGCGGCGTCACGTCGCAGATCGACGACATCCGCATGAATCCGATTTTGATCGAGTATTCCCTGATCCAAGACACCGGATTCGATCTCGTCGGCTACATCCAGAAGGCCTGCCAGACGCGTTATCTGCGCACGGCGTCGAAGTGGGCAACGCTCGGCAATACGTCGAACGTCGCCGGCTACGCGACCGCGGGCGGCTATAACACCGGCGTCACGGCGAATACGACGCTCGTCACGAAGTACTCCGATATTACTTCGCTGATCGCCGCGCTCGATCCGGCTTACTCGATCGGCGCCAATTTCACGATGTCGAATGCGACGCTGATGAACCAGGTTATGCAGATAACCGACACGAATCAGCGGCCGATCTTCCTTCCGTTCAACGACGGCGGGATCTCGGGCTTCGCCGGAACGATCTTCGGCTTCCCTGTCAAGATCAATCCGTTCCAACCGAACAACGCTGTCGGCGCGCTGTACATGCATTTCGGCAGCTTCGAAGACGGTTACTGCTGGCGCGAAGTCGGAACGCCGGACGTCGATGCACCTGGTCGCCTGCCGGGCCAGGGCGTCGTGATGCTGCGCCGGCTCGACGAACGGTATGCCGAGCTCAACAAGGTCGGATTTGTGGCCTTCGCGCGCGTCGGCGGCAGCGTAACGAATCCCGGCACGCTCGGCGCAACGCCAGCGCCGGTCGTCGCGCTCATCGGCAAGTAATCAACCAAAAACACTAACTCGAGAGGCCGGCAGCGATGCCGGCCTTTCGCATAACTGCGCTTTCTCGAGGTCGCGATGCCCCTGGCATACAAAGAAACGAGCTCGCCGATCGTCGAGCCGGTCTCTCTCGACGAGGCGAAGGATCAGCTCGTCATCGACGCCGGCAATACCGACGACGACGCGTTTATCGGCCGGCTGATCGTCGCGGCTCGACAGTACGTCGAGAAGGTTGCGAACCGCGCGATCTATCCGCGCGGGATGCAGCTCAATATCGATCATTTTCCTTTTCCCGACTATGCGAGCGGGACGGTTAATCCGAACGATCGTCACTGCTTATACGGCTATTTCTGGCACGCGCTCGCGATCCGGCTGCCGAAGCCTGGCGCGCTCTCGGTTGAGTCGATCAAATACATCGATCTGACGCGCACGCTGCAGACGCTCGATCCGTCGACTTACTATCTCGACGCGACGGCCGAACCTGGTCGCGTCGTGCCGCAGCCGGGCCTCTACTGGCCTTATACGCAGTCGTGGCTGCCGGGCTCGGTCGTCGTGAGCTATACGGCCGGGACGTACGTTCTGCCGGTCGCCGGCGAAGCCGTGCAAGTGCCGGCCGCGAATGGCGCGAATCCGATTGGGCTTCCGCTCGCGCAGCTCTCGAAGTTCGTCGGAATGATCTCTCTCGTCGACGCCGGCGGGAATCCGGTCGCGTTCACTCTGAAGCGCGGCACGATCGCCGCGGCGCCGGCCGTCACGGTCGATCCTTCGAAGGCCGGCCAGGTGCTAACCGCGGCGTACTACGTCGACAACTGTCCGGAGACCGTAAAGCAGTCGATTCTGCTGCTCGTCTCGCACTGGTACAGCAACCGCGACGCCGCGGCCTCGCAGCCGCCGAAACAGATCGAGCTCGGCGTCGCAGATCTGCTCGCCGGCGAGATCTTCGAAACGATGGGTTACTAACATGGCCGAGCCTTGGGTTATCGCAGCCGGCGAGCTGCGACACAAAATTCAGATTCAGAAGCCGAGCGCGACGCGCGACGACGGGGGAGAACCGATCCCGATTTGGGATCTGCTGCTCGAGACGCGCGCGAAGATCGAGAACACAAATTCGCGCACGTTTCGAGAGTCGTTCTCGGCTAACGCACTTTCGTCGACGTCGACCGACGTGATCACGATTCGCTGGCCTGGCGCCGCGGTCACGATCGCGCCAGGTATGCGCGTGCAGTTCGGCGACAACTTCTTTCTGATTCAAGCGGTCGACAACGTGCTGCGGCGTAATCGAAAAGTCGTGCTCGCCTGCATCGGCGTCGACTCTGACAGCAATTGAGGGGCTAGCATGGCCGACGAGATCGATCTGAAAGTCGATACGCGCGAGCTCGAGGCCGCGCTTAAAAAGCTGACGGCGAAGCTGCGCAGCTCGGTTATGAGGCGCGCGCTCGAGGCCGCCGGCGACGTGATGCTCGAGGCCGTCGTTAACCATACGCCGGAACGAACCGACGAAGAGACGCCGGACGGAACTTCGCTGCCGCCGGGAATGCTTAAAGCGTCGATGACGAAAGAAGTCATCGCGCCAAACGAGAACGGTCTGCTCTCGGAAAGCGTTAGCCGCGGAACGGCGTTCTCGGCCGGCAATCCGCGCGTGAAAGTCGGTCCCGAAAAAGTCGGCCGAGCGAATAAGTTCGGCCGGGTCGCCTATTGGGTCAATAACGGATGGATTCTCACTTCGCACGGCGCATTTAACTCGGCGAAGAACCAAAAGAAAGGCCTCGATCTGCGGCACAAGATCCGGCCGATCGATGGGAAGCATTTTCTCGAGGCCGCCTTCGACGAGTCGGCAGAGCAGGCCGTCGACGTCTTTCTCGCGACGTTAGCGGATGGAATTTTCAACGCGCAAGCGGAGTCATCCGCGGCCGCTCCGGACGGTAACACCGATTTCGCAATGGATGGCGAGACGGTTCACTTCTAGGAGTTCGACTAATGCCAGGTGTAGGAACCGGAACGATCTTTTCGCTGCTGACTGACGGTTTACGTTCGTTCATTCTGGCGCAGCCGGCGATCGCCGCGATCGTCGCCGATCGCGTGCAGCCGATCCCGGCGCCGGAAGATCTCTCGCGGCCGATCATCGTTTACTCGAGTCCGAGCGACATAAGCGAGAACGCGAACGATGGGCCGGTCGGCGTCGCGACGACGCGCGTCGTCTTCGACTGCTACTCGACGCAGTATCGCGACGCGCGAGGTCTCGCGCTCATGCTCAAAGCTCTTTTGAACGGCTATGCCGGCACGCTGCCGGATGGCACTGTCGTACAACTCGCAGAGTCTGCGAATCTCGCCGATCGCTTCGACGACGGGTCGCACGTCTCCTGCACGTCTTTCCACGCGCTGATCACATACGGCGATTAACCAAACGGCGGCGCCTGGCGCGCACGCATAAGGAGAAACTATGCCCACAGCAACTCCGAGTAAGGGTTTCATCGGGCGGGGTACGATCGTCTCGATCGGCGTGCCGGGAACCCCTGAAACTTTCACACCTGTCGCGCAGATGAGAACCGCGCAGTTCAACGGGCAAAAGATCAATTTCGAGGACATCTCGAATCTCGATTCGCCGCTCGTGAATAGCACACTGCTCAAAGAGATCATGCCGGCGACGGCCGACGCCGGCACGCTCGACATAACCGGGATCTTTCTGCCTTCTGACGCTGGGCAGCTCGCGATCGCCGCGGCTTACGGCGGCGGGCTCACCGACTTTACCGTGCAATTGCCGAAGGGACCAGGCCAGACGACATCGGGGAATAAATACGCGTTCTCCGGTTACGTCGCCGAGCAGCCGATTCCCGACATTCAATTCGACAAAGTCGTGACGGTCAAATTCAAGATTCAATTGCAGACGATCATCACGGCGACGCCGGGCGTCTAGTTCTTCCGCCTGCCGTTTCTCCTGCCGGCGAGCTGCTCTCTCGGCTCGCCGTTCTTTTAACCGTTCCACTTTTGAGAGGCAATTATGCGCAGCAATCCAACAAAGCCGGCGACCGAGCTCTCGATCGACGGATGGCAAGCAACCGAAAAAGGCCTCGAGCGGAAGGCCGGCGCGAAGCTCGAGCTCGAGCTCGTCTTCGAGCTGGAATCGATCGCCGACGCCGAAGACGTTAGCGGCCTGGCACTGATTACCGGGCTCAGCAAGAAAGAAGTAAACTCGCCGCGGATCTCGCTCGTGCGGATCATGCTTTGGGCGTCGGCTCGGCCGCTGCAGCCGGAATTCACGCTCGAGGATGCGAAAAAGCTCGTCGATCAGCATACCTGGTCGGGGATATGGGGAAAGATCCTCGAGGCGTGGATCGCCGGCATGAGTAAACCGAAGGCCGACGCCGACCCTCTGACGGCTCAGAGCTGACGGCGGCCGAGCTTTGGGCGAGAACCTGGTCGCACGCGATCGTCGATCTCGGGATCTCCGAGGCGCAATTCTGGCATATGACGCTGGCGCAGCTCGAGCTGCTTCACGATCGCTTTGAGCGCCGCGAGCAGCGCGAGGAGCTGCTCGTCGGCCTGCTCGCATCGGTTACGGCGAACTATTCGATGCGGGGTCCGGAAGAGCCGCTCTCGGTTACCGACTTTATGTCGCCGCGGTATCGGCCGAAGCCGGTCGAAGAAGACGAGGCCGTTCTCGCGGCCAGGTTCGACGCATTCTTTAAGAATGCGGCCAGGCCGAGCCAAAGGTAGCCAGGCGGGCAAGCGGGTAACTTCCGGTTGTCGGTTATCCGACCAGATAACGACAGAGATAAGCAAAATGGCTAAGAATCGATAGAAGGTAGCCTGTTGCTCATTTCACCGTTCGGAGCGCGTTAATGTTTCGTATTCGTTCAGAGGCACTCGTTACGGCAGTTTATTTGACGGCATTGTTAACGAGCGTTCCATACACCTCAGCTACGGCCCAGCAGGTTGCGGTTATTCCTGTGCCCGATCAGGCAACTCCCTACACATTTCACGTGACGAAGAGCGAAGTGGTGATAGACGTTATCGCGGTTGATGCCCAGAATCGTCCTGTCCTCAACCTGGCTCCCGCAGATTTGAAACTCTTCGAAGCCGACCCACCGCGCAAAACGGCCAAGTCAATTGCAAGCCTCCGCGTCGTCGATCCGTCTTCTTCCCCGTCAACGCCATCTGCCTTGCCGCAGACAGATTTCCTCGGCCTTGTCCATGGCAGCTGTATGCTTACCTACATCGCGCACTACCAACTTGCCTATGACCCTGGACCCGATGGATCGATACCCGGTATTCACACTGTCGAAATCCAGACGAAACGCCGGGGTGTAAGGCTTTTCTACCGCCACGGCTATTTTGTCAGCCCGCCAATTGCTCCCGAAGACCCCGGGCACAAGCCGAGGATCCTCGCCACAGTTATTGCGACGACGCAAACGAGCAACCAGCCGGTCACTCCGAAGTTTCAGACAGACAGTGTAGCGGGCTTCTCGGCTCAGAGGGCGCTCGACTATGCGGTCAACTCGTTCGGATCAACCGTGCCCAACGCAGGTTCGCTCTGTGCAGATGTGTACGAGATTCCAGTGGAGACAAAACGGCTCCCCGACTTTAAGCGTCTGAGTTCAATCGGTATCATCTACACAGACTTCCTGGCGGTCTCGCGTGCGGCGAACGTCGTCGGCATTGGGCTCCCTAATATAACCACTCGGACCGAATGGATCGGCCTCGACTATTACGGCAGAATCTGGATTACCCATCCTGGCTCCTACGAGTTCCAGATGATCTCCGATGACGGTGCCTTGCTCGAAATCGACGGTAAGCCCGTCATCGACCTCGACGGAATCCACGCTGGCAAAATGGGGTCGGGACAGATCACTTTGGAAGCGGGTCCGCATACACTGCATATCCCTTATTTTCAGGGACCGATTATGGCCGTATTAACGGTTTGGGTAAAGGCCCCAGGCGAGCCGCTGACCATCTTCGACACGCGAAGTTTCGCTCCGCAGCCTGCGACGACTATGTCAGGTCGATGAGCATCGCAAACCGGAAGTCACCCACACTTCGACAAACCTTCGCCCCTCAACCGTCACCGAGTGGCATTGACCGTCGCTGTTATACTCTCCCGTTTCGAAAGGAGGGTATATGGCAGGCAGCATCTTCGAGGAGTATGCAACAGAGCAGGCGGCCGAGGACTCGCTCAGGGAAAGAGTCGAGAACGAGGCTCATCGGATCACGGTGCTTAAAATCGGGTTCGGCGTTTTCGTCGGGAATCTGTTCACGGCGATCGTCGTCGCGATTGTTTACGCTCTTATGAAATAACGAAAAGAAATCTGCATCAGAGAGCCGCTCTTCGGGGCGGCTTTTCTATTGGAGAAAGCATGGCCGTTAACGCAAAAGTCGCGTCTGCTTACGTTGATCTCGTCGCTCGCACCGAGGCCTTCGAGAAGTCTCTCGACGATGCGAAAGGCGCCGTCGGCAGATTCAAGTCGACGTTACATTCGGAGATGAAAGAAGCGCGCGGCTCGATCGCGCTGCTCGGCGAAGAGGTCGGGATTCATCTTCCGCGGCACCTGCAGACGTTTCTCGCCAGTCTGCCAGGCGTCGCGCCGGCTCTCTCTGCGGCGTTCTCGAGCGTCGCCGTTCTGGCGCTCGCCGGGATCGTCGTCGAGACCGGGAAAAAGGTTTACGAGTTTTTCGAGAAGCAGGAGCAGGCCGCGAAAAAGAATTCCGAGGCCTGGTCGGAAGCTGCGAAGGATATCGCCGGCCTAAACTCGACGCTCGAGCTCTCGAATTCGAAGATCGCCGACACGATCGCGAAGCTCGAGAAAAAACCAGGCGAGAACGGGATCCGGACGGCGCTGCTCGAGGCTTCGGAGCAGGCCGACAAGCTCGGCGAAAAGCTCGACAAAGATCTCGACAAGCTGACGAACGTACACACGTCGTCGGCTCTCGGCAGTATCTTCGGCGCCGAGTGGGGCGACGAAGGCGTTAACCAGGCGGCGCAGGCCGGCGCGCATCGGCTCGAGCAGCTCATCGGCGAATATAACGACGTACTGCAGCGCGCCGCCGATCGCGGCGACAAGGACAACTATAACCAGGTTCGGCAGGATGAGCTCGCGCGCATCGCTGCGGATCCGACGATAAACAAGAGCATAGAAACGATCAGCGAATATCTTCGCGTGAATCAGGATCTCGCCGGCACAAAGAACGTCAACTTCGACCAGGCCTCGCGCGCTTACTCGATTCTCTCTGGCGCCGTGCAGGCTCTCAATCAGCAGCAGACGCAGGAGCTCGGCAATCAGCAGGTGAAAGCTCTCGAGGCTGCGCCGAAAGGCGATCACGCTTTTACGGTCGATACGCTCGCACTCGATATGCAGGATGCGATCGCGCGCGAGAGCTTCCGGCGCGGGATGGAGCAGTCGTTACTGCTATGGGGGCCGGGTAATGGGCCGCCGCTCGGATGGACCGGCGACCAGGGGCCGGCGAACCGCGACATCTTCGGCGATCTGCGGCCGAAGGTCGAGCTCGCTGCGTCGACATTCGACAAAGTACACGACGCCGCGCTCGATCTCGCCGAGCAGTTTACGAATCTCGGCGCGACGATCTCGCACGCGCTCACGCGCACGATCAACGAATTTAACGATACCGTGATGCGCGCGATGACCGGCGATCACGGCGGAAGTTTCCGGCAGCTCGCGCAGCATGGCGCCGAGAATCTCGGCCGGGTCGGCCTGCAGTACGCCGAAGGAACGCTAATGAAGGCGTTACTCGGCGATCGGCATACGAAGCCGGACGGCAGCAAAGCGAATCCGATCTATACGCGTGACGCCGATAAACCGTCGGCCGGCACTTCGGGCCTCGCCGGCGCTGCCGGCCGCGGCCTGCTCGGGATCCTTAACGACTCCGATTGGTTCGGTCGTCTCTTCGGCGGCCGGATCTTCGGCGCCGGCGGGATCTTCGGCGGCGGCCATGCACTCGGCGGCGATGTCGCGGCCGGCGTGCCGATCGACGTCGGCGAGCTCGGTCCGGAACGGTTTACGCCGATGGTCCCTGGCCGCATCACGTCGGCCGGCGCAATGGGCCGCGGGCCTTCGATCGGTTACATCGACGCGCGCGGCACGGATCCCGCGCTCGTGCGAGCTCACGTCGAAGCCGGCATGAGAATCGCTCACGCTCGCTCGGTTCACGATGCGACGCACCTGGTCGCCGATCGGCAGATGCGCCGGCCGCAGTAATTCACAAATTCACGAATTCGCAACTTCGGAGGGGCATTCGATGCCGCTGATAACTATCGCTGCGACAAATTTGAACGATTGGCAGGGAAACACGAGCGGGATCTTTCTGCTGATCTACACGAACGACGATTTCACGGCGCAGTCGGGCGCCATTCATCCGAAGAGCGTTCGCGAGAATCCGCTCTCGCTCGGGACGTTCTTTCACTCGGTCCCCTGCACTGTCGCGAGTGGCGTGCTGCAGATCCCACAGGTGCAGCTCGACTCGACTGAAGATTCTCCCGACAATCCCGGCGCGACGTATTCCGCGGCGATATGGGACAGCGCATCGGGAAAGACCGTTCAATCCTTCGGAACGAAACCGAGCTTCACAGTGCCGGCGGCGCCGGCGTCGACGAGCTGGTCGACGATCTTCACCGGAGAGGCGGAAGAATAATGAAACGCAGAATTGTCTATTTCGCACTTTTCATCGCTGCAGCTCTCGCCGGCGCGCAGGCACCGAATCCGCTGCCGACATACTGGCCGTGGACCGGCGTAACGCCGGCGCCTGTACCGATCACGGCGAGCGCGATCGCCGACGAGTTCGGGAATCCTTACTCGAATGTGAGTCTCTGTTTTACGCCGGTCGACGGTAACGGAAAGACGACCGGATTTCGCGTCGGTCCCGTTCAAGTGATGGCCGTTCGTCGCTGCGGCCTGGTCTCGAGCGGCGCGCTCGCCGCGGGTCTCAGCCTGGCGCCGACGCCGACGGGGATTTACTACCATCCGGAAGTTATCGACCGGAAGACGGGGAACGTTCTTCGCGATTACTGCGCGACGGCGATCACCGGCTCGAGCTGGACTCTCGACAGTTACGACTGCGCGCCGCCGAACGCGCCGCCGCCGACCGCGGGCTCGATCGGCGCCGCGGCGACCGGCCAGCTCGCGATCTACGTCGGCGCGAGTCCGACGACGACGCTCGCCGGGATCCCGTTTCAAGGTCTCTTGAATACCGGCTCAATGCTCACGACGGGGATCACTTCGAGCGGCGCGCCGACGGCGACGTGCGACGCCGCGCATCTCTTCGTCAAAGCGTACGATCTGACAAATCTCGGCCAGGAATACACGTGTCTGCAGAAGACCGACTCGAGTTATGCCTGGCAGCTTACGGCCGGCGGCGGCTCGAGCTCTGGCGGCGGCGACGTTACGACGATCAATACATCGCTGCCGGTTAGTACGTACTCGATCGGATCCGGCATGTGTCACATTACCGACTCGACCGGGCCGGGAAATGGCCTCGTGCAAGGATCCGCGACCGAGCTGCTCTTCGCCGCCTATAACGGCCAGGGATGCAACTCGAAGGCGCAGCAGTATCCCGGCACTTGGTACTGCAACCAGGGTGCGAGCTCTGACTGCCAGGCGCCGAAGGGATCCGGAAACGCGACCAGTGCAGACACGTTCTCACAGCAGCTCTATCCGAACGAGGATCCGCCAGACACCGGCGCATATGACTATTTCTTTCAGCACGGCTTCGGCGACGTCGCGACGTGCCGAAATTCGTTCTCTGGTTGGGGTCACTTTTACGGCGATTGTACGCAGATCATCACGGCCGGCCTATACGCCGGTTATGCATGGGCCGGGACGGCGAATCATATGAAGCTGCGCGCGTCAGCCGCGGCGCAGAGCGGCACGGCGACATTCGCGCCGCCGGCTTCGTTCGCTGCCGGCAATTATGCGCCAGGTACGCCGATGTGCGCGACGACCGGCGGCACGCTCACATTTCAGACGATGCCGGCGACCGGCGTGATTTGGTACACGTGGATTGTGAGCGGGCAGCCGGGAACCGATACGGCGAACGTCTTTATCGACGGTACTGCAATCGGCTCGATCAGCTCTGGCGCCGGCGGCGGATGGGGTACGAATTGGGAGTCGGTAATGTGGTGGGGGCAGCGTTTCGTTATTCCTAATTCGAATACGGGGTCGCACACTCTCGCGATCACGACGACGAGCGGGAATTTCTGCAGCGTCTTCGCGATCACGCCGGGAACGGAATTTAATGGTCTCGAGAAGCCGAACGTCTACGAGTCCGGTTATATTCCTGGCGCCGGCGGATTCCTGGCAGCATACGAGCACGACGTTTATCAGAACGCAGCCCTGCAGGCGAAGGCCGACGGACTGCACGTCGAATTTTCTGATCTCTTCGGCCAGGGATGGCCGGAAGGCCGCGGCGATACTCGCTGGTTTGAGTACAACAACGGCACGTATCCCGGCGGCCTGGTCTGCACTGGACAATACTCTCCGCATTACAACAACTGCGGAAACCTGTTTAACGCCTGGCAGTTCTTGCGATCGGCAGGCCGCACGCCGTCGCCGACGCCGAATGTAAGCGGAGACGGCTCGACCGTCATCTGCACGCCGAACGGTAAGAGCGTGCAGTGCGCGGCCGGCGCCGGCGTGGCGAGAATGGCAACGCCGAATAACTTCACGACCGGCGAGCAGCATATAAGCACGGGCGCCGCGACGACGAAGGGACTCACGATCCAAGGGAAGACGGGCGTCGTCACGCCGACGATCGCGAGCAATAACGGAGGCTCTCACTGTAACGGCACTGACACGTTCACATTCGGCGCCGGCAATCTGCTCGTGATCGGCACGGATAACGCCGCGGCGGCGCCGACGTCGAGCGGCGGAGAGACGTTTACTCTCGTCGCCGATCTGCAGCAAGGATGGTTGCACGCATTTTGGATCGCGCCGAACCTGGCCGGCGGATCGGAGACGATCACGTGGAACGCCGGCTATTTCTGCAACGTGACCGAGTTCGCGAACGCATCCACGGCAGCGAATCCTCTCGACGGCTCTGCCGTGAAGATTATCGATCCGGCCGGCAATAGCGCACCAAAGACGGTGAGCATCACGACGACGCAGCCGAACGATCTGCTCGTGACTATCGATACGCACGATAACGCGGACGCGCCGAGCGGGGGATCTTGGGTCGAGCTCTACAGGTACGGCAATCAATCGGCCTTCGCTACGGAGACGGCAGCGACGCCAGGAGCGTATTCCGCGACGTGGGGTCATTACGCTTACGGCGATCCTAACTCCTGGGCGATCTTCGCCATCAAAGGCGCGACAGGAACGCAGCTCGTCGATCTGCAGGGATGGCAGACACCGGACGGGGTTACTCACGGCGCGATCGATGGGCCGACGGCGAAGTACAAGGATTACGACGCGCCGGCCGCGGCGACGACTTGCTCGCATTTCGTCAACGGCGTACTAAAGCCGGTCTCGCCGGCCGCGGACTGCTTTGCGCCGGAAACGCATACGGCGAGCAATTCTTCCGAGCTCGACTTTACGAGCTGCCTTAGTGCGGGCGTGCAGAATTATCAGCTCAATTTCACGGGCTTGTATGCCGCATCTGGAAACTATTTTGTCAATCTTCAATTTTGGAACGGCACGGCGTACGACACGACGGCAGCCGACTATTCGACGAGCCGTTTTTTCTATCAGCTATTAGGCGGAACGGGTCAGGGGAACAACTATGCAGTGCCTTTAGCGGGGATCGCGATCGAGGCGCAGGCTAACACGTGGGGAGCGGATACCGGGACGACCGTCGCGAACGGAACGCTCATCCTACACGTGCCGACGAACCTGGCGAACGATTACGTCAATATCGACGGGGCCGTGGTCACGCGCTCGGGTGCGACGACTCAGAACGCCTATCACTTGAATGTAAGTGGGCTCTGGAATCAAAACATCACGCCGACGAAGTTCCGCCTGATACCAGAAAAGAGCGGCGACACGATCGCCGGAGGCGTCGTTACCTGTCAGCCGCTCGCGCAGTAGCAAACCTGGCCGGCGCGCGATCGCCGGCCTTAACTTTTGAGGGGGATCGAAAATGTCTGTAGTCGTTCGGCCGTCAGTTCCGCGGGGTCCGTCGGATGGTACGCTCGGCGTGTTTTACGCGCCGTGCGACTACATGCCGAAAGTGCTCTCGCCGTCGTCGATCGAATGGGACGAGCACGACGTCGTCGCGCAGACGGTCTCGCCCTTTTCGGGACAAACCCAAACGTTCGATTGGCAGGCGGCATGGTGGGAAGCGCGCGTCAGTCTGCCGCCGATGCCGCGGCATTCTCACGACGCCTGGTCGGCGTTTCTCTCGAGGATGCGCGGCTCGCTTAAAACGTTCATGCTCGGCGATCCGAAGGCGCGACTTCCGAAAGGATCCGCAATGGGCTCGCCGGTCGTGAGCGGCGCCGGCCAAACCGGATACTCGGTCGCGACGCGCGGATGGTCGCCGAATCAGCCGTCGCTCTTTCTGCCTGGCGATTTTATTCAGATCGGGATCCGCCTGCACAAAGTAACGGATCTCGTCTCGTCGGACGCGAACGGTCTCGCGACGCTGCCGATCTGGCCGCCGCTGCGCGACAAGCCGGCCGATAATATGCCGATCGTCACGCGCAACTGTAAAGGCGCCTTCGTTCTGAAGGCCTCGAACGGAAACAAGCACTCGACGAACGTCGGCCTTTACGGTTTCTCGGGTTTCGACATCCGCGAAGCTCTGCCGGTTCAAGGCGCGACCGGCGCGATCGCCGGCGGCTACACGCCGCCGCCGGAAGGGGGCGGCACTGGCGGCGTGCCGACGTTTAACATCGTCGCGGTTACGACGTGGTTTAACACAAACGGATCGAATATGGGCAGCGTCGCCGCGGGCGGCCTGGTCGGCACTGTGAGCATCGGCGGCGCCGCCGCGGTCGCGATCCCTGATTTCTCGTTTACGCAGGCAGCCGGGCCGCCGACAGCGACCGCGGATTATTACGCGTTTTTCTGTCTCGGCCAGGATCTGCAATGGCGTACGTTTTGGGGCGGCCTGCTCGCTTCGGGAGGGATCCCGAATAGTGCTCTCGTCGCGGCGCGAAAGGCGGCCGGCGACATCGTCTTTCTGGCCGAATGGCATTATGTGCCGCAAGGTCAGTACCAGGTGCTCGGCTACGGCGGCGGCAGCGTCGGCGTCTACCAGGGGTGAAACGATGCCGTTACAAATGTCTGATGGAATGGCCGCGGCACTGGCGGCGCCGATCGTGCGGCCGGCTCTGCTCGTGAAGATGCAATTCGCCGACTCGATCGGTTATGCCTGGTCGGGTCTCGGCGATCTCACCTGGTCGGGGATGACTTTCAAAGGCGTCGGCGACTTCGGCGGCGTGGATCCGATCGAGGAAGGCTTCGACGTCGAGAACCGCGGGATAAAGCTCTCGCTCTCGGGGATCTCGTCGACGCTGGCGCCGGAAGTGCTGACAGAGACGCGGATCCTTAATCCGGTAACGATATGGCTCGCGCTCTTCGATACGACCGGCGCGATCATTCCGGATCCGATCGTCGCATGGGTCGGTTATATGGATCAGCCGCGGATCGTCGACGGCGGCGATCAGATCACGGCCGAGATCGCCGTCGAGGATGATCTCGGAGATCTTAATCGCGCGTGCTTCCGTCGCTATACGAACGAAGATCAGCAGAGCGATTATCCCGGCGATACGGGGATGCAGTACGTCGCCGGCCTGCAGGAACAAATCACATTTTGGGGAACGCAGCCGAGCTCGATTAACAATGTCTAGCCTGCGACGTCTTCCGGACTGGCAGTCGCGACTGAGCGAATACGTTCTTCAGAACGCGCGCCGGCCGTTTCGTTATGGCGAGCTCGACTGCGGTCTCTTCGTCGCCGGCGCGATCGAAGCGATGACCGGCGTCGACGTCGCGGCCGAGCTGCGCGGTTACACGTGCCGGCGCCAGGCCTTCGACCGCATCGCCGCGGCGTGCGGATCTCGATCGATGTCTGCAATCGCTGATCACCTGGCCGCGAAGTTCGGGATCCTCGAGATCTCGCCGGCGCTCGCGCAGCGCGGCGACGCCGTGCAGCTCGAGCGCGGAGCGAAGGCGAAGCTCGGCGTCGTCGCAATGAACGGTCTCGAGATCTTGATTCCGTATCGCGCCGGCCTGCTGCGCGTGCCGAAGCAGCTCGTCGTGCGGGCCTGGCATGTTTAACTGCGGCCTTCTTCAACTGAATCTCTAGATATCCATACCCGGGTGTCCCTTTGCGGCGAGCCGACAAGGTACACTTTTTCGCAAAGGTGCTCCCGATGAACAAGTGTGTTGAGATTGGGCTATTGACCCTTTGTGTCTTTCTCTGCGGATGTGACGCCGACCGGATCGCGAAGCTCGAAAAAGAAAATGCGGACTTGAAAGCTAAGGTCGAGAAAGTCGAGAAGCAACAAGCCGCCTCTGATTACGATCTTCAGGCGAAATGCGCCAGAGACGCGCGAACGTGGTTCAACCAGAGTTGGTCACACGATAAAACGACGCTGCTGCTCGACTTCAGCAATCACTACAGCGCCGCACACAACAAATGCTTCATCGTCGTCGAGTGGCATTACAGTTCCGGTCTTGCCGGTCGCGTCTCGGATACTTCATGGACGAACGACACGAGTCTGTGGAACGTCTACGAGAATACGAAGGACGCTGAGTTCGTTGAAAATCATTACATCGATCTGAAGACGAACATCAGCCCGCGTGATGACGTGATCACATGCCAGGTGACGGGAGATAACTGCAAGACATACGCAGACTTCAACAATCGTGCCGCCCAGTACGTAAAGTGAAAAGCGCGGAAAAACGAGCCGTTACGCCGTGCGCGAGATCGAGCAGCTCGAGCGGCCGGCGCAGGCGTCGCTCTTTTAGGAGTTCGAATGTCGAAAGCAATCACAGAAGTCGCGATCGGCGCCGCAGCGATCGGCGTCTCGATCGCGGTCCCTGGTCTCGGGATCGCGATGCCGTCGATCATCACGAAAACGCTGCTGTCGCTCGGCGCGTCTGAGCTCATGACCGGCCTGGCCGACGCGCTCAAGAAAAACCAGGGCGGATTATCGGTCGCCGTCACGACGCCGATCGGGCCGTGGGCTTACGTCTACGGGACGCAGAAAGTCGGCGGCGTCGAGATCTTCAGACAAAGCAATAACAATACCGGCGTGGCCGGCGCGACGACATCGAACTGGAAACAGCTTCACAGGGTTTACGTTCTCGCCTGCCATCCGTGCGCGCTCGGTCCCTGGCAGTTGCGGATCGACGGCAAACAAGTTCTGATGAATCCGGATACGGCGACGACGGCGAGCTTTAAAAGCTACTCGCCGACGCAGGTGCAGGCGAATATATTGTCGATCTTGCGCGACGCAGATGGACTCGTGACCGTAAAGCTCGATCGCGATTTCGGGAATCTCGACGGCCAGTCGATACAGATTACCGAGTGCAGCGATCACTCGTTTAATCAGATCGCGATCGTGACGCTGCCGGATCCAAGCGACGGAACGGTTTTTCAGTTCGTCTCTGGCGGGCCGGTTACTTCGGTCGCAAATTCCGGCCAGGCCTGGTCGCTCTTCGCCGATTATCAAGATAAGATCCGGGTCGAGTTTCTCGACGGTACGCACACGTCGACGTTCGAAGTGCTCGGGAACGCCGGCACGGCATGGGGGCCGAACGATAAGCTGCTCGGCCGCTGCGCGGTTTACGTGCAGATGGGTTACGACTCGACGATCTTTCCGTCGCAGATCCCGAACGTTAGCTTCGTGATCGACGGCAAAAACGACATCCTCGATCCGCGCACGAATACGCGCGGCTTTACCAGGAACGCCGCGCTCTGCATCGCCGACTATATGAGCATTCCGCGCACGAAAGGCGGCTTCGGCCTGGCGATCGGAACGGATCAGCCGACGGCGCAGCTGATCGCCGCGGCGAATATCTGCGACGAGACGGTCGATCTCGCTTCCGGCGGCCACACTAAGCGATACACCTGCAATACGTTTTTTCAGCTCAACGAAACGCGCGGCACGATCCTGTCGAAGATGCTCTCGAGCTGCGCCGGCCGCATCGTTCGGCAGCAGGGGCAAAGATGGGTGATGCCTGGCGCCTGGCAGGCGCCGACGCTCGAGCTCTACGATTCGGATCTGATCGGGCCGATCGAGTGGAACGGCCGACTCTCGATCCGCGCGACGGCGAACGCGATAAAAGGAACGTACGTCTCGCCGGAAGGTGCCTATCAGCAGGCCGACGTGCCGGCGTATATGCAGGATTACAAGCACGGATTCGGCGCGATGACGGATCCCGGCCAGGGCGATAAATGGCTGCTCGAGGATAACGGCGAGCGGCTCTTTCAAGAGGCGAGCTTCCCCTGCACGGATTCCGCGGCCGAAGCGCAGCGGCTCGAGAAAATCGCGCTGCTGCGTCTGAGGCATCAAGGCCGCGGCCGGATCCGCGCGAGCATGAAGGCGTATCGCACGATCGCGACCGACACGATTCATCTCTATCATCCGCGCTGGAATACGCCAGGTACTCAAGACTGGAATCCGCGCACGCTCGAGGTCACGAAGAAACGGCTCGTCATAGACAAGTCGGCCGGCGCGCCGACGATCGCCGTCGAGCTCGAGGTCGCCGACACAGGATCCGATATTTTCGACTGGTCGACGGCCGAAGAGCTGACCCCAGCCGGCTATCAGCAGACATACACCCCGGCGAGTCTCTGAACCGTGTCTTCGGCGACAGATCGTCGACTCAGTAATGTCTTTATATGTTACCTTGAGCAATCAGCTTATTCCGGAATGCATCTGACAGTCGTGGAGGCGAATAGAGAATGCGATCAAGCCATGTGACAACATCATAGAAGTAACTGTCGGCCTGGATGTACTTAGTGAGCACATCGTCTATTTCGCTTTTCTCATGGCGCCGAATCAGAGCAGACAAAGCCCCAATTCGAAACGCTTTCTCTTTATCGTGCAAACATTCTCTTAAGACCTGATCAAGATTGAAGGATGTCTGCGAGATTAGCCAAGACATCGCGATCTTCGAGAGACCGCTATTCTCGCTAAGGACCAGTTCACGCCACGTTTCCAATGGATCTGAGGAAAGTTTCAGCGCACCTAGGGCTGCTTTCTTTTGTCGCTCACCGTAAGTATCAAATGCCATCTTTAGCAGGTCTTGCACTTCATCTGAAGTTCCAAATTGTAGGACAACCTCAAGAGCGGCATCACGTGCACGATATGTGTCTTGCTTCAGATAGGACTTTGCAATCTTGACACCTTCAGGAAACGGGTTCTTTGCAAGCCCTCGCAATGCAGCTTCCGCGAACTGCTCGCCGATGAATTGGTCCAGATTCTCGAACGATTCCTCAATTCTTCTTACTTCTTCAGGTCCCTGCGTTTCTCGAACTGGACGGAGGCTCTCTTCCCTGATTCTGCGAAATCCATCCGTGAAATCTTGGATAAGAGTTGGCGCGATACTCTCGAAGTGATCTAGGGCGAGAGCTTCATAGGCTAAGCGCCCTTCAATTGAGTACCAATTGACAACCTCTTCTAGATTATCTTTGCTGAAGGTACGAAAGAAACTGAGAATGACTGCATCATCCTTCGGGATCGAGTCATCTTCGTGCCCTCCTAGCGCCCCGACAAGCCCACCATAGAGGGCGGCGTGCTGAGGATCGGGATCTTGCAATGCTTTTCGGACAAGATCAAGCGAAGGGAGAATTCCATTCTTCGCCAAAACCTGCAGCGAAATAGCTCTCACGGGTAGGGATGAATCGACCGAATATTTTTTGGCGATTTCGACCGAAATCTTTTCTCTCCTTGAGAGTTCCTGTAGGCACAATTGCCGTATCTGTTCCCATGAGCCATCCAATCCCTTCAGAAGAACAGCTTCACTTGCGTTGGATACATTCTGCTTCAAGACTTTCATCCAATCGGAAGAGATAGACTCATCTTTTGAAATCGCCTCTGTTAACGCATCATCGGGATGGAGGCGAACCAATATTCGAAATCTTGCGTCCTCCGCGCCGTTTATGATCCAGGAGTCCTTCTCTCCGGCCTTAAATTCCTCAAGAAATTTGATTGTCGAATCATCTCCAACTTCCGCAAGAAGCTTAAAAGCACTCTCGCGAACCCACAAAGATTCATCCTGGATTGGGAGCATTGAAATCTGATGTTCCGGGATTGCAGCTTTCAGAAGAGTGAGGAGTTCCAATGCGCCTATGCGGACTTCGTCCGCGCGGTCATACATCGCAAGTTCAAAAATCCGGTTTTGGGCTTGAACATCGTCCTGATCTTGAAACCAAAACCATCCCGGATTCACATCCCCACTCTCACCGACGAAAGAACGAATCAATTGAAGCTTTTCATCTTCTGCCGGTTTCAATTCATTTCGATGCTTATAGAGCAGATTGATTTCATGTGTATCAATAAGAGAATTCGTATATCGCTTAGAGATGAGTGTTTCCGACAGTAGAAAGAGACGCGCTACCTCAAATTCACTGAGGGTTCCCTCGCGTTCAAAGAAGCGGAGTCCATCGCTGGACGCTGCGCTGACAAGCGTCTCTGATGTTGATTTGAGTTGAGGAGGAAGATAATTCGTCAAATCGGACGTTCCAGCGATCTCGATGTCTGCAGTTCCAACCAGATTAGAACTCGATAGAGATGTTGCGTTCTTTTCTGGGATCTCCGGATGGTGAGCTGCAAATTCGAAGAGGTATTGGGGAAGCCAGAGATGGAGTTTGTCTCTCCAATCATCGGAATGTTCGACTCTTGCGAATTTCACTTCATTGAGTTGAATCTGCTGCTTTTTGAACTCGAGTACCTTCTTTAACTGATCTCCGGGGTCTTTCGTTCTGCTTTCTTCCACATCTTTGAAGAACAGACAGATTTCGGGGCTTCCACTCCGTCTTCTGTTCGACTTTGCGCGCTCAAACTCTTCTTCAAACCCGGACGAATATCCTCCTGTTGGTTGACCCCACCTTTCCCAAAGGAGGCCGATGAAGAGATCGCAAGTGTCCAGAATCGGATTGATTGAATCCTGAGGTCTACCGAATAGTGGAGGCGTGTCTTCCCAGAGACGAAGCTTAATGTCCCATCCCTGTCTGTTTGCGGTCGACTTGTTAACAAGTTCGACAACACGTTCGGCGATCTCTCTTTCCTTTTGAACATCACTCGGAGAGGCGAGAAAAATAGTAAAAAGCTGCTGAGTTCTCTGCATGTTGTTTCTCAAAATTATCGAGGGATGGCCTCAGAAAGGCAAAGAATCGTCTCTAGGACGCGGTAATGTTGACTGCAGGTTTTACGGAAATGAGCAATTTCTTGATCGGTTCGCCCAATCCGATTACGTCTCTTTGACCACGTCTTGTGGCTTCTTGTCGCGCCGCAATCCGACGAACGACGCGTGCCGCAGCCGGTCGTCCGGTGTCCACTCGGCGAACTCGATCTCGGCAACTGCCTGAGGTTTGAGCCACTGGCATTCCTTCATCTTCTCTGCAGTGATCCCCTGTCCCCATACGCCGGCGCGCTTGTCCGGCAGGTTCGCGAAGGGACACTGCGCGATCTCCAGCTGCTTGACCTGGTCGTGCACCTCGCGCCGCATCGGCGGATTGAATCCGGCTCGGACGCTGCCGGCGAATCGCAGCTCCTTTCCGCGGTAGAAGCCGACCAGGAGCGCGTCGAGACCGAGGTAACTCGGCGTGTAGCCGCCGATCACAAACTCCTGCCGGCGATCGAAGCGCAACTTCACCCATGAGCCCGATCGCCCTTCGCTCACGTAGGAGCTGTCAGCTCGTTTGGCAACAATTCCCTCGAGCCCCTGCTCTCTGACGAAGCGTTCCAGGCCTGCCAGGTTGTCAGTCCACTCTGCGACCTGAACGTGACTGCTGCGCTTCACCGTCGACCGGAGCAGCGCGCGACGATCAGACAGCGGCAGCGTCTTGACGTCCTTGCCCTTGTGGACCAGGATGTCGAACGCAAAATACATCAGGTGGGCCGAGCCGCTGCGGTAATTCTGCAGCAGGTTGAAGCGAGGCAGGCCATCCTCATTCAGGGCCACCAGCTCACCATCGAGCACCGTTTCCGATGGCAGCTTCTCGAGCTCCAGCGCGATCGGCATGAACTGGCTGGTCAGGAGCTTCCCTTGCTTTGAGTAGAGGATGACATGATCGGTGCGTACGGCTACGGCGCGAAAGCCGTCGAGCTTCACTTCATACGTCCACCTGCCGCCGGTGGGCAGCTTCTTCACGGCGACGGTCTCCATCGGCTTTATGAAGCGGGCGTTCACGACCCGATCATAGACTCCCCCTCAAGGGCTGGGTTCGATGCCGATCCGATCATTGACAGCCGCTCGAATGCGCTGCTTGGAACCCAGGTATCGTTCCGTGGTCTGAATGGAGACGTGGCCGAGCAGGAATTGGATCTGCTCCAACTCGCCACCGGCAGCTTGGCATAGTCGAGCGCATGTCCGCCTCAGGTCATGGGGTGCAAGCCTGACGACGCCAATCTTTTGGGAGTTGTGCTTCACGATGTGCCAGACCGCCTTCTCGGTCACTCCGTCTCCCCAGATCGTTCCTACCCGGCTCACTCTGCGGAAAACCTTTCCCTGTCGGATTCCCGCTGAAGTGAGCCATTGATCCAGCTCAGCCCATACCCAATCTGGGATTGGCACTGTTCGGATGTGTCCGGCCTTGCCGACAAGGTCAACGATCGCCCAATGCTCCTCGCGTTGCTGAATGTCGGTCAGCCTAAGATGTGCCGCTTCGCGTCTTCTCAGGCCGCATGCCAGCAACAAAGCAAGCAGCGCTCGATCTCGCTTTCCTTTCAGCACCCGACTGTCTGGCGCCTGCCACAGTGCTTGCCCCTGCTCTGGCGTGAGCCAATTGCCGAGGCGAACCCCGAGCTTCTTTAGCCCCTTGACCCGGCGGATGCCTGCAGCAAGGTCGGAACTGAGCAGGCCGCAGTCGGCGGCTTCATACGCCAGCCGTCGAACCGCGCCTAGTCGGAGGTTGATTGTGCCCGGTGCGAGCATCCTCGATTCCAGATGGCTTCGGTACCGGAGGACTACAGTCCGATTGAGCGCCAGACGCGGCTCAGAGCAGTACCATTCAATAAACTCATCGATTGCGTGCTGGTACCCGCGCTGGGCGTCAGGACTCGTAAGGCTGTTCAGGACCGCAATTTTGGCATGTTCAAGATCGGGAAGCCGCAGAACCCTGCGCGGCTTCTTTCGCCTGTCTCGGGGACGCTTCGACTTCATGATTCGGTGGACCTCCAGCGCCAACAGAATCATGGTTTCGCGGTTCCCGACTGGGCCGTGCTAGGCGGGTCTGCAATCTGTTCCCGCGTAGTCCGGTTTACCGACAATCCGACCGGAATCTTGATATGCTACGCTCTCGGTGAAAGTTATGGCGAAAAGTTGGCGAAGCGCCCGCGTAAGTTCCGGTTAGCCGACAACTCGGGAACTATCGACGACAATACGTCCAGAACCCCCAATCCGAGCGCAAAATCGTCCTCCTTCTGCCTCGAGACAAAGTGGCCACTCTCGACCGAATGTGCACGACTTGTCAGCCATAGAAGTTCTGCAGGCCCCAGAAATTTAAGCCGTGCACAAGTACAGCAGGGAGCAGGCTCTTGGTGCGATGGGTGAGGTAGCCCCAAAGAAAACCAATCGGCATGATCTGCAGAGTTGATAGGAACGCAGAAAGCCAAGTGCCGTGGAGGTTTGCTGCATGGAATTCCGGTATGTGCAAGCACGCCCACAAGAATGTCGCTGTCACGAAGCCCATGCCGGTGCTCCTGAATGCGGCACCTAGACGCGTCTGCAGGAGCATACGCGTGAACTCTTCACTGAGAGCTGCCTCCACAAAGCCAATCCATAGCAGCCACCACAGACCCCAGGAGTGAATGAGCTTCTTCCAGAGAATCCCACCGGGCGCAACAACAAAAGCCATGGTCCCGATGAGTCCCACTACGACGGGGCCAAGGTACCAGCGTTTCATCGTGATGCCCAGTTCCCGAAGTTTGTATCGATACCCAAAAAGATACAGTAGCGCCAGACCGATCGGGAACACGAACATCATCAGGACGAGAAAGATCCCACGTTCGATCGGAGGTAAACCAACAGGTCCAGCCCAGGGACCGCGAAAGCGAAGGAAGAGACCACAGAAACCGAGTGCCGTAAATCCCAAGATGACGGCCGCTTCCGTGCCGACGGAATGATGGATCGGGAATCCCACCGCTGCCTGGGAGCTGGAGGTGACGAAATCCGTTACGAAGACACCGAGCCAAATAGCAGCAATATATCCAATCGCGTGCGGTATCTGATTTGTGCGAGCGCCCAAGTCTATAACGCGTACGCATGCAGCGAGGACGATAAGCGCGGCGATGGGATAGCTGCGGACTATACCGTACTGGCGGCAGAAGGCGCAACGGATGCGGTCTTCTACCGAGAGCCGAGGCGTGGTCGAAGTAGCACTGCTCATTCCGCTAGCCCAGCATAGCGCAACGATTGAAATAGGAGACAGATAGCGTAACCGCACCGCCTGTAACTCCCGAATGACCGGCAAACCGGAAATTATGCCGGATTGTGGGACCAACTTCCGGTTAACCGACTAACCGCCCGGAATCCGACAACTCGGTCAACCACTAGTTCTCAGAGGGTTGTTGGATGCGATCAATGACGAGGGTTTTGATGGGACCGCGCCCACGTTTGATCTTGAGGCCAAGGCGGTCCACTACTCTGAGGGCTGCGGTGACAAGCTCGTGGTTGTCAGGATCGTCGGGCGGTAAATAGAAATCATATGACCCGGTAATTCCGGTTTCGTTCAGAACTGGAAGTTGAAGATACCGGCTAAGCCTCTGCGCGAGGTAATCAGTGCTGGTGTTGATGCCCATCGCCTCTCCATCAGCAATCCCGCCCTGCTTCGCAACCACAATGGCCCGAGGATCCGATGCAGCGTCTTTTGGTGGCTTGAGTTGGAGCGGCTTGTTGCCAAGGGTGAGTATGTAGACTTCGCCTTCCTTTGTTTCAAAGTGGGACTTAAAGCCGAAGCGATCGCGGAG